TGAATTGTTGTGTCAGATAGATTATATACAGTAATTTCTGATTCATTAGTCTCTGTATCATCATCAAACTCCACATCAAATTCCATATCTAGGTCGTCGGCATTAATTGTAACTTTTCCTGTCTGAATAATAATCGAACGCTTAAATAGGGCATTGTCACCTTTAGAGGTTTCCACATTGATGGATTTTTCTAACCGCTTTAGTGATTCAATAATTTTTGATTCACCTCCATATTTACGGGGCCTTACATAATCACTCACACCTAATCCCTCCCATTATCGATAGTTAAGAACACTGTATTCGTAAAATTTTCATATGTAATTTCTGACTCTTCGTTTGATTCATCCGTTGGTTCAATTGTCACCATCGGAAAATCTCCAGAACGATAGATATCTTCAAAAAGCGGAATCCCATAGATCAATGCATCACAGCCCAATAACACCCCATCTTTTTTCAGACTACAAGTAAAGAGGTCTACAGACTGATTATAGGCAAAACGCAGATTGAACTTTTCTGCCCCTAAAATAATGTCAAATCCATAAGGGATTAGTTCTTTTTTAATTGGAATTCTATCTCTCATCGTCACCCCCTACGGAATCTTTAACACCCAACCATCAATAATTAGATTGGGATTTTTAATTAAGTCACGATTAGCCTCAAAAATCTTTGGATACAAGGCCCCACTGCCGTAATAGGCCTTGGCAATCTTCCACAGACAATCTCCACGCTTTACTGTATGCGTTCTAGGTTTTTGCGAATTTTCCTTCACCTGTTGCATACCTGTGTCGCCTGTGGTTGCCGTATATGGGCTTGCAGCAACTCGAATTTCTGTTAGTTCCATCGTAAACTTTTCACCATCACGCAAACCATTGTCGCTATTAGTTTTAAAGTTTGTAATGAGCATACTAGATAGTACATTCCTACCCACATAGCGAACAATTGAAGCACTCTTTTTGAGCTTTTCAATTTCGGTTCGAGTGCTCTCCCATGTGGCCCCAACGATGTACCCTGAGAGACTCAATGTAATTGCACTGCGTTTTGCATGGTCAGTTAGTGGAATTCCACTTTCCACAGGATGGGTACTAACCTCCATTCCCTGTGTCACTTCTTCTGTCTCACAGAAAACATAAAGATTATTAATTAGTGCCATCTATACCTCCCTCGCCACAAGCCTTGTTCTTGACATACTCTCATAGCTTTCTCGAATAGATTCTTTAACCCAACGCTGCACTTTTCGTTTGTTTGAATCACTCGCACTGGCCCCGTTAAGATTGACAGTGAATTGAGGGGCGTAGGTACTACTTGTATTTTGGCTCTTTGTGGTCATCGAACTTGTACTATTACTTACACTTCCTCGCAGAGGACTGGTTGAGTTATGAATCGTTCCACTGACCTCTTGTGCACTTCTTTGCACCTTGGGCTTTAAACTATTCAGACCCTCAATTAGTCCCATATCGAAATACTGAGCACTCTTTATTGCAACTCGGGATGGAGAGTGAATATCCAGGGCATGATTTACTGTACTGCTCACGCTAGATGCAATACTTTGTGCCTGGGCAACAATTTCTCCCTTTTTTGAGGCCAATCCGTTGGCAAAACCCTGCCCAGCCATTGCTCCGGACTGTGTTAAATCAATCGCATCAAATGGAGGCTTAACCGTACTAGCTGTCTGTGTTGCTGTAGAAGTAATCGCAGGTGCTGAACTAGTCAAGCTCGCATTAAATGCAGTAACGGCACTCGTTGCACTTGTCGTCATTGCAGTATCTAGCGTGGGTTGCTGTGCAGTGATTCCTGTTGCAAAAGCCGTTGATGCCCCTGTCGCAGTCTGGGTCATAGCCAAATCAAATGTGCCCTGTTGTGCAGCTATAGATGATGCAAAAGTTGTTCCCATTGTTGCAGTTGATGCAGATACAGTACTTGCATCCAAGGTGAATGAATTTGCCGCAGTGGCGGATAAACCTTGCATCGCATTTGACACCACAGCCTCATTTGAGGTAATTCCCGTAGCAATACTATTACAGGTTTTTGCTCCAGTATCAGCAGCAACAGCTTCGGTATCATCACCTGTAAACCAAGCTTTTATCCCCTCCAGGATTCCGCCACCAAGACCTTTAATCACATCTACAAGTAGTCCTGGCAAATTGGTAATAATGGCAACAAGGCCATTAAAAATAGCTTCTGCCAATTGCGGAAGAGCCCCAATAATGGCGGCAACAAGATCATGTACAATTTGTCCTCCTTGTTGTCCGATCATTGGTAGTGATTGTGCTATACCTTGCACAATTTGTGACACAATATTAATCGCAGTGGACAAGATACTCGGAAACATAGATGCGAGCCCTTGCAAAAGATTGAGCACAGCACTCATACCGCATTGAATCAATGACGGCAGTGCTGGCGTAATTCCATTCAGCAATTGTAAAATCAACTGTGCTCCAACCGAAAGTAATTGCCCACCTAACGAGAGAAGTCCAGAAACTACTTGTGGGATGACCGCAGTCACGGCGGTAACAATTGTAGGGATGTTTTCTTGTATCAACCCTACAGCACCATTAAACAAGGTCATCACACCACTAACCACCCCAGGTAAAAGTGTTGGCAAGCTGTTAATGGCCACACTCAAAGCATTTTTAATGATTGGTGCAAACTCTTGCATCGTAGTGGCAAGTCCTGCAATCACACTTGGCATTGCATTAAACATATTCTGAATAATTGGCTTAACATTTTTTACCACGGCGGAAAAGGCATTGACTACATTTGTAGTTAACTTTCCAATATCTGCCTCTGAATCACCAAGCCCTGCAACCAAGGATTGTGCGGCCGCCTTTAATAACCCCATTGATCCAGACACAGTACCGGTTGCTTCTTTCTCAAAGTTTCCAGCATATTGTGCGGTACGCTCAAAGAAATACTTCATCGCAACCTCAGCGTGTTCTGCATTGCTCATCTGAGTCCAAGTCTTTTTTAATCCCTGTGCCTGCGCATAAGCACCTAAAGTGGTAGCATTCATCGCAACACCAAGATTATCCATCATAGTGTAGTTACCCTTTGCTGCACCCGTAACAGCTTCAAGTGCAGCGGACTGATCCACACCCATAATTGACGCAACATCAGTAGCTCTTTGCATCGCTTGCACCGACAAGTCCAGTGACCTTTGTTGAGTCAAACCAGAGCCCTGAAACAATGAACCCATCTTGTTTACACTTGCCAGATAATCACTCTGTGAAATACCCATCGTTGCATATGCTCGTTCAGAAATCGTAGATAAAGATTGTGTCGTATTAATGAGTTTGCCCGTTGATGGATCAAGCTCTTGTATGTTTGCATTAATGCTCGTAATCTTACTACCCAGATTTTGGAATACAGTTTCTGAACCACCCACATTTTGCTCCATTTCAGCAAAGGCATCGACTACCTTCTTCCCCAATCCAACAACAGCACCCGCTGTTGCAACCAAACCGCCTAGGATTGCCCCACCTGTAATTTTTGCTAAAGACTTCGCAGCACCAGCAGCAGCCGTACCCAGCTTCTTTACTCCAGCAATCATCCCTTTAAAAGCATTTTTGGGCAAGTTCTTTACCGCCCTGCCTATGCTTTTAATACCGTTAGTCACTTTAGTTATTGCCGCTTTTGGTAAATCTTTAATTTTGTTTTTAAGATTTGTAAATCCTTGCGTCACTCGATTGAGCACAGCATGAGGCAAACCTCTAATTCTATTTCCTAGGTTCGTAAGCCCCTGTGTCACTCGATTTAATGCAGCATGAGGCAAATTAATTATCCCTTGTCTGAGTCTTGAAAGGCCATTTGTGACGGCATTTCTTGCTGATGTTGCCATTAAGCTTAAACTCTGCCGCACTCGATCGATCGCACTACTTGACTGATTAGCTAAGCTCGTCCTTAAATTCGCTAGCATTGTCCTTAACTGTCCTGTGTTTTGTGTAGTATTTCTAATCGCTTGTCGTGCTCGATCTACTCCCGAAACAATGCCTTGAGCCGCACCTCTTGCCACTTCGCCCAAACTTCTTGCAGCATTTAGTGCACTATCCCCGATATGATTAATTAGATTATCCGCAGAATGAAGGCCACTGTCATCCGCATCTAGGAGAATTCGAATAACATCCTCACGAATAACTGACATTCTATCCCTCCTTCCTACTACTTCTTATTCATCAGGTGAATGTAGTAATCTAGGGCATAATTGGCTTCAGAAACTTGATTCGGACTCATCTGATAAAATACAGTATTAAAATCTAATCCGCCATCAAGCACCAGTCGCCAGTATGCCCAATTTTCTTGGGCTCTATTTCTTAGTTGGCTTTTCGTCAACCTTGGTTCGAAAGTGACCACGCATAACATCACTAATGAAGTTTGTTACCGTCTGAAGTTCCTCTTGTGTCTCAAAGTCGTCAATATTCACGCCCTTTGGCTCAACCAGTCCCATACTCAACACATTTTCAGCTAATTTCTTTGTCGAGGTCTGTCCGTTATCCATATAGGAACGATCCACACAGTCAAACCATGCCGATACACCTGAAAATTGTGCAACATACTTTACGCCATTAATCTCTTTTTCTACTTGATAATGTTTTACCATTTTTCTTTCCTCCATGAAAAAAGGGTTGGCACTACGCCAGCCCCTAAGTTATTTTAGTTATCTGAATAGTCAAGTACCTGAATTTCAAACTCTCGGTCTCCGAGCTTTTCACCAACTTTATTATCCGCAGGCTTTTTTAAGAACGCCTTTGAGCCACCTGTTTTTTCATTAGTCGCCTTATTTACTACCCAAACAGAAAAGATATCTGTAACTGCCGCCATTCTCTTTAGCACCTTCATTTGAGGACTTGAAGCCTGTACAGAAATTTTAATAGTTCCATTTCGCTTTGCACTCTCATTGATAACTACATCACCCTGAAATCCAGTAACTGCCTCTGCAAAGTCATTATCCGCAGAACATTCAATATCGTCCTCGCCCATACCGCTAATTGCAAAAGTTCCAAATGCAGCAGAACGAATGGTGACCGTCACATCTGACGGATTATAGTTTTTAATCTCCATCCCTTACCTCCTAGATTGATGCTGTCCCATTAATCGTTGCCGTATGGATTGCTCCGGCCAAGTCGAAATTAAATCGACCAAGCTTATATACTCTAGCAGAACGATCAGTGCCCAATGTCTCACTTCGCCTTCCGAAGTTAGTATCGTATAGTGCAGTGCCATTCTCGTCATGGGCAATCATGCCTTTTGTGTCAGCCTCTTTAAGCACACCGTTTGTAATTCCTTCTAAGATTCCAATTCCTGCATCATCATAGTTTACCTTTTTTGCATTATTGAAAAGCTTTTGTGCCTGATACTGAATATTAGAAATAATCCAGTCAAATGAATCTACGATGTCCATATACTCGCCAGCAGCATTCTTGCCCTCCGTTGTCACAATGTCACCTGCCTTACGCTGAATAGTATAACCATAGACTGGACCTGACTTATTATCATTATCAATCACCTTAACTTCTCCGTCTGTGATATCATCTGGTGCGACGCCCTTAATAAGGATGTTCTTATAAGTAAAAGAACCCACCTCATAACCTGCGGTTGCACCAACTAAGGCTGCTGCTAACTCTTGTCCTCTTGAGTGAACCCCGACCATTGTTCTGTCTAGCCCCTCAAGTCCCGAAGCGTCTGTAATTGACTTTACCACAGGAAAATAAGTTAATGAGTCAGTTGCCTCAATAGCTTTTGCAAATTCAGCCACAGTAGAGTCCCCAGTGCTTCCTAAAACTGTAATAACTTGTCTTACCTTGCCCTGTAACTTTGGAATTACATCTACTGCCTTTTCCGTTGTTTCCATCACAGCAATGAGTGCTGGTGTATCTTTTTGCATCTTCATGATTTGATAAAGCTTATAGGCATCCGAATTGGTCTCAAAACCTGCCGATACTAGTTCTTTTGCTTCACTGTACTCCTTATATGCCACATCTCTTGTTGACTTTGAGATGAGAATACAAGGCACGCCACTGCCTAATGAACCACTCGGTCCACTTAATTCAATGTTTACATTGATATCTAACATTTAATCCTCCTTTTCCGGTTCAAAAGTTTCTATCATTTCTGCACTTTGACTGACATAATTCATCAAATTCAAAACACAGTCAAATCCTTTTCTATATTCATATTCAATCGTAATCATGTTGTCCCGATTGAATATATCCCCCACTTCAGTGATACTCATGTTCTGATCACTCAAATAAATTCTGCCTGCTTCGTCTAGCCAATCGTGTATGGCCTGTACAAAATGCAGTGCCTCATTATCGTTATTACTAACCACTGTAAATGAGTACTTCAATCTAACAGGCTTATACCTTTGTTTTCCATCATCATTATAGGATTGCTTTTTATACTCCATCCCTGTAAGAGTAAAAGAGACATAGGGATAGGCTGGGATGTGACTGGTAATATTTGACTTTACGCACACAATCCCAACATCCCGTTTGATACCTTCACAAAGTACTTTATTGTATTCAATAGCGTCCCTATCTAGCATGAAAGCTCTCCACCCTTCTCAAAGTGTAATTATTAAAGTCCGCATAGTCCTCAGCATAGAGCGATGCCTCTTCGATCTTATATACCTTTCCCATATGCTCAAGATACCATGTTTGACCATCATCAAGATCGATTGGATCATTCGCCTTTAGAATATACATCTGTCGATCAGCACTAGTTAACTTTCCGCCACTCTCATAAATCGTTCGATTCGTCATACTGATAATGGCAGCTTGTACATCTTTGACTATCTCACTACCTACTATATATTCCCCAGCAACATATTGTCCGGGTGCAGCAGTAATCAGACGGCAGGGTACAGAGTACTTATTCACCAAGTCTGCAAACATATATAGCAACATATTTCACCTCCTAGACGATTCGATGCGAAATAGCACCAATCATTGACCCTGTGTCATTCAGTGGGTTTGTACCGCCATTTTTTCGGTGTTCGATGGTATAGGGGTGGAGTCCAGGCTCAACTTGACTGGTCGCATACTCTTTGATCTTTCCCTCAAGATTTGTCCCCAATGCTTCAAGTAATGTGGTTCCATCTAACCCACCATCAACCATGGCATTAATTAAATCACTGATCAACGCCATTGTTTCCTCTTTGCTCTTCTCGTAACCATTCCGCAAAAACGCTCGCTCAGGAATGGTAATCACCGTGGTAGATGCTTTCAGGTGCAATCCCGTACTGGCTAAATACTTTCTCATTTTAGGTGTAACAGGAATGCTACAACCGTACTCATGAATTTGAGCCAACCACCCCTGTTCACCTCCAAATATGCCAACCTCTACCGCCTTGCCTTTT